GCGTAAACCTTGGTAAACTGGCAGCATGACCACCACCGGCGCGATGCAAACACATGGCCTTCAGCGTCAAAATTGAGGGCCTGAAGTCCGTCACGGACATGATTGGCGGGTTCAGCGGGCGGCGCTTGAACGCTGCGCAGGCGACAATCCTGACCCGTTTGGCGCGTCAGGTAGAGGGTGAATGGCTGGGTGAAATCTTCTCCGAGATCGACCGCCCTACGAGCTTCACGATGCGCTCGGTTGTTGTCAAGACGGCCAAGGCTTCAGCGCTTGAGTCGTCGGTATTCATCAGCGACAGGTCAAAAGGCCCGGATGCGCCGGCCCCGGTGGATTGGATGGCCCCGCACGAGTATTCAGGTGGGCGCTACGTCAAGAAGTTCGAGCGGGCCTTGATGGCAATGGGGGCGATGGGTCCGGGGCTGAAGGCCGTCCCTGCAAGGCATGCGGTTTTGGACCAGTTCGGCAACGTCAGTCGCGGGCAAATCACCCAGGTTATCGCCCAGCTTGGCACCGACTTCAGCCCTGGCTACCAGCGCACCATTTCCAAAGTGACGAGCAAGCGGATTGCCAATGCCATAAAGCACGGGCGCAAATACATTGCGTTTCCAGTGACGCGCAAGGGCAATAAGGCCGGCGTCTATGAGTTGTCCGTTGGATCGGATGGAAAGCGGGCGCTGAGGCCTGTTTTCTACTTCGTGAGCCGGGTTCAGTACCGCAAACGCACCAGCTTTGCCGAAGTCGCGCAACGCTCAGTCGAGGCGCATGCCCAGGCCATTGCGCAGAGGACGATTGGCGAGCACGTCGAGCGGATCAAAGAGAAGAAGGCCGGGTAAGAATGGCGCAGCTTGTCACGCGGGCGGAGTTTGCCCGTTTGCAGGGATGGTCAAAGGCTTACATCACCAAGCTGTCAGCGCAGGACAAACTTGTTTTTGTCGAGGATGACGATGGCGTGCAGAAAATCGATGCTGAGGCAACGATTCGCAAGATGGCCAAGCGTGCCAGCCCATCGGGGCGGCCGGCTGAGCAGGTACGGGACCAAGAAGAGCAAGACGACAGGCGCCGGCAGGACTTCTACAAAGCCGAAATGATGCGCCTTGACCTTGAAGAGCGCACCGGCAGGCTGTTCGATGCTGAGCAAATCACGATGGTGATAGCTGGCGCTGTTGCCAAGTTCGCCACCGCGCTGGAAAGGCTGAAGCCAGAGATCGCGGCAGAGCTTCCCGGGTTCATCGGTGACGACGAAGGGCTAGAGCAGTTCCTTACGCTGAAGTTCGGCGACCTTCAGGACAATCTGACGCGAGAATTCAAACAATCGATGGGGCATTGATGTTCGAGTGTCCACCGCTTTCAGACGCGCAATACGCCATTTCTCACGCGATTGCCAAGGCCATCGCGCCGAAGAAGCGCATGACGGTCAGCGAATGGGCCGACATGCACTTCTTTTTGGGCAGCAAGGGTTCGTCCGTTCCCGGCCGGTGGAGAACTTCACGAAATGAGCTGTTGCGCGAGCCGCTGGATTGCTTTAGCGTTGGTCGAAAGGTCAAAAGCTGCACCGTGATGTTTCCGATTCAGCTTGGAAAGACTGAAATTGCCCGGGTGATCGTCGGCTACAAGATGACAAACCGCCCGGGTCCGATCATGGTGATGCTTCCGGGCGAGGTGAGCCGGGACAAGTGGAGCGTTCAAAAGCTGGAAACCATGATTCAGGACTGCCCGGATGTTCGGTCTGTCCTAACGAGCATAAACAGCCGAGAGGCGGCAAACAGCAAGTTTTTCAAGGATTTCTACGGCGGCCAGCTCTACCTTGAGCACGTTGGAAGCCCGGCCCGTGCCAAGTCCACAAGCGTGGAAACCCTACTTGTGGACGAATATGACGCATTTCCCACAACATTCACGGCGGGCGACGACCCCGGCTTGATGATCGAGGGCAGAACGAGCGCGTTTCCATACACGAGCCAAATGCTGTTCATTTCATCACCCGGTGATGAGTCAGCAAGCCGAATCTGGCCCAAGTTCCGTGAAGGCGACCAGCGTTATAGATACGTCCCATGCCCACATTGTGGGGGTATGCAGCCGCTTGAGTGGTCCGGGCTGAAATTCGACAAGCCCGGCACAAAAGAGAAGCGCAGGGCGTGGTATGTGTGCCGAGACTGCGGTGCTGAGATCGAAGAGCACCACAAATCACGCATGTTCGCGGCCGGCAAGTGGGTGGCACACAATCCTGGCGCTACGCACCGTTCCTATACAGCCAACTGCCTGTATTACGCCCCAGGTCTTGGCCCTACGTGGCTTGACATGGCTGACATGTGGCTGAAGTGCCAAGACGACCCCGCAGCGCTTCGCACATTCGTCAATGACCGGCTGGCGCAGGTGTGGCAAGACGAAACCGCCCGCAAAATCAGCCACGACACCATTGCAGACAGGGCCGAAGAATACCCCACCAGGTATGCGCCCGATGGTGTTTTGTACATCACGGCGGGCATTGACACCCAGGACAACCGCTTGGCGTGCCAGCTTGTCGGGTGGGGCGCCGGCATGCGGTTCTGGGTTCTTGACTACGTGGAATTCATGGGCGACCCGGCTGGTGATGAGGTTTGGCAATCGCTTGCTGAGTGGCTCTCTGCGCCAGTTCAACACCAGATTTTCGGATCCATGCCGATTGATGCCTCATGGCAGGATGCTGGCGGACACAGAACGCAGCACGTTTACGCATGGGTTCGGCGGGCGCGTGAGCATGGTGTGCGGCGCCCCATGTGCGGTTTTGGAGCAAAAGCACTGAATGCTGACATTTTGGGCAAACCGCGCCACGTTGACCTGGATTGGCGCGGCATCAAAGACCCGCGAGGCGTGGTGATTCGGGAGGTTGGCACCATTGCGGCCAAAGATTGGCTATTTGCCCGGCTCGGTGAAGATGCTGAAGCAATCGACCGCCATCAAAAGGCCGTCAGGAAAGAAGAACAAAGCGCGAAGATGGAGGATCGGCCGATTGAACGCATAGAACCTCCGACACCTCGGTGCCACTTCACGCGAGAACTCGCAGCCGAATACTGGCCTGGCCTCACGTCCGAATCCTTCAACCACAAAACCGGGCGTTATGAGCTGAAGCGTGGGCAAAAGCGAAACGAGCCGCTAGACACGTTCGGTTATGCGTTCGCCGCAGCCCATGCGCCAGAATTGCGACTGCACCGCATGACCCCGGCAGACTGGAAGCGCAGAGAAACCGCGTTGCTGAACGGCAAGACATTCGAGCCGACGACGAAAGAAAAGCCCGAGGACATGGCGACACCAAAGCCACAAGTCAGGACGGCGCCGAAGAAACCAAGCGTCCCAAACCGATGGAAATGAACCAGAATGGCGAAACAAATGGACCCGCAGCCCCGTGATGTTGTTGACGTTGCAATTGAATCAATCAAGGCCATCGGTGCCAAAGGCATCGATTCGCAAATTCTTGAAGCACTAGAAAAGAGCATTCGCGCTGAATGGGGCGGCAGAATGAGCCACGTTTTTGCCAAAACAAGGCACGAAATCGAGGTGGAGCGGCCCGCTTACCTGCTGAAAATCAGGGAAAGCGTCAAAGCTATTGGGGTTGCGCCAACGGCCCGCGCCTTTGGCATTGCACGCCGCACAGTTCAGCGCCTCATGGCCATGGCGTGACATATATAGCGGTGACCTGTCGCGCATGATTGGGGTATGGTTTCTTATGGCCCTCACAACCTCAGACCTTGACCGCTTGAAATCGGCGCTTGCAAGCAACGTGCTAGAAACCGAAGAAGACGGCGTTCGCATTCGGTTTGGAAGCGTGGAAGACCTGCAAAAGCGTATCGCTGCGGTTGAAGCCGACATTGCAGCCCAGGCCGCCACCACATCCGGGCAGCGACAAGCGACCCGCTATTACAAATTCAGCCTATCGCGCGAGCGTTGACCATGAAACTCATGCAGCGCAAGCAAACCGCGCCCATCAAGCCCACGATCATTGATCGCGTGGTTGAACTGTTCAGCCCAGCAATGGCGCGGCGCCGGCTTGTGTCTCGCATCCAGCTTGAGCAAACCCGGGCGTATCTCGCGGCAAGCCCAAGCGACGAATGGCGGCCACGCAGGTCAACAGCAAGCGCGAACGCGGACCACCGAGCCGATTCTGGCCGGCTTCGCGCCAAGAGCCGGGCACTGATCCAAAACGTACCCTACATCTCGGCGGGCATGACCGTTCGGGCTGGCTTGACCGTTGGGCAAGGAATCGTCCCGAAGTTCGGCGGCAAGTACGGGGAAAAACTGCAAGCGCTTTGGAATGCTCAGGCCTCATCCGTGTCGAAAGGGTTCGATGCTGACGGCGTCATGACCGTCTACGGTATGCAGCACCTTGTCGCTAGCACGCTTGATGTCGACGGCGAAGTGCTGGTGAGGGTTCGGCCGCGCCGGGCATCCGATGGCCTGTCTTCCCCGGTTCAATTCCAAGTTCTCGAAATCGATTGGCTGGACACCTTGCGCACTGACGCTGGGAACGGAAACCAGATCATTGACGGCAAAGAGTATGACGCGCTTGGCAAGTGTGTCGCCTATTGGCTTTTCGACCAACACCCGGGCGAGGTTGTCACGCTGAAATCGCGCATTGGCCGCACCGATTCCAAGCGAGTGCCGGCTGAGTACATCTATCACATCTTCGCGCCAAGCCGCCCAGGTGCGGGGCGTGGCTTCCCGCGCCTTTCGTCTGTTATCAATGACGTGCGCGACATGCAGCTATTGCAAGATGCGCACGCGCAGCGCAAGAACCTGGAGGCGCGTCTGGGTGCGTTGGCAACCGGCGACCTTGGCTCGCTTGAGAATGCACCCAAAACTGAGGCGCTTGAGTCCGGTGCAAGTTTGGGCGAGCTGTCGAGCGGCGGGATCACATACGTCGGTGCCGGTATGAATATCACCGCATTTCAGCCGCAGTCTGACGGGAGCTTTCCAGAATACCTGAAGCTGAATCTGCACCTTATCTGCGCTGGCGCTGGTTTCACTTTCGAGCAAGCCACCGGCATTCTGACTGACACGAACTTTTCAAGCGCTCGTATCGGTGGGCTGAATCAGCGCAAAGAGATTGAGCATATTCAGTGGCATGTGCTTATCCCCCAGTTGTGTGACCCAGTTTGCCATGCATTCGCATCGGCCGCCGCGATGTCCGGAAAGCTTGGGCGCAACGTTGTTGAAATCATCCCCGGCAGGGATTACACCCTTGAGCAGTCAACCCCGAAATGGGATTACGTCAACCCGAAGGATGAGGTTGGCGCCACCATTGACGAAATCGGGGCGGGGCTTACCAGCTTCTCGGAAGCCATGCGCAGGCGTGGCGATGATCCACAAATCAGGATGGCTGAGCTTGCCTCAGACATTGCAGGCTTCAAATCGTCCGGAATCTGGGAGGACATTCTGGCAATGACCACCGGCAGCCGACAATCACCACAACCGGCAGGTCAAGAACCGGCCAAGCCAACACCGAAGAAAGAGCCAAAAGCATGAGCGACATTGCGCTGATCCGAAACGAGACAAACCCGGCCCTGTTGCAGGAAATGACCACGGCGGACACCCAGCCACTGGGCCGCCCGCTGGCCGCTTTGTCGGTGGCGACCACCAGCACGGCGACGGCATCTTTTGAAGCCCCGGCCGGCACTCGTGCGGTTTCGATTGCTGCTGTTGGTGCAGCGCTGCGGTATCACATCAGTGCGGCCGGCGCCAGCGCAACGGCCACGGCATCGGCCACATTTCCAGCGACGAACAACACCAGCCATTACGTGGCCAGTGGTGAGCGTGTGGACGTGAAGCTGGCGCCGCTGCAAGGCATTTCATTCATTCGCGCCGGCGCCACTGACGGCACCGCTGAAGTAACCATCCTGGCCTAATCCACATGCGTTTGCGCGTCACACGATCCGCCATCACGTCAGCGACACAACAGCAGTCCGAGTCGCCGCCTGTTGTGCCTACCGGTGCAATTGCCGCCATGTCAATCATGGACGCCACCACGC